CTAGAATACAATGCTTTTTTGACCGTTATTGATGTATTTTGGTTAAATATATCTTGAGCGATTGTTGCAGCTTCATCCAAAGTATTTGCAATCCTAAATGCATCTTGACTAGGAGTAGGCCTAACAGGCTGACCAGCAAAAGCATCAGGATAATTTCTCCTAGCATACCTTTCCGATACATAAACCACCGTACAAGAGCAATTCACGGTGTTAACAGCCCCACCGCTAATATCCCCAGGCTTATCCATTGGAAGACCATTGATTCCAATAAAGTTTTGATCCTCTCTGATTGGCTTATTCTGCAATGCAAAATGCTCTTCTCTCATGTCCCTACTTCCACCCCATACCCAAAGCTTGAATAGCTGTTGACCTGTCTCATTAGACCAATCTCTAGCCGATTTCTTCTTTCCTTCGTTGTTTGCCCTTGTACTTTCAGTCCTAGCAATAGCCCTAGCCCGTTTAACATCTGGTATCTCTTGCAATAGCAATTCCTGAGTCTGGAAAGGATTTAGACCTTGTTCGATAGCTTCACCCAAGATTAGCTTGACCTGTTTTAGAGTGTTATCGTTAACAAGAGAAATCAATTCGCCTAAATTGTCAAGCACCCAAGACTTAATCCACTCCCTCCAAGTATTCAGAAAGAAATCAGATGGGATAAAGGCTTTTTCTCTCACTCTGATTCTATCCCATTCCTTTGTAGCTGCATCGACAAATACAGTCTGATAGAACTTAACGTAAGCCTCCTGCATAGGTAGGATCGAAGGATTAGGTACTGCCTGAAGCCTTAAAGCCTCGGTAAATACCTGAATACCGAATCTTTCATATTTTCTAAGATCGGATTGATTTTGCCTTCTGATCCTTGAAAGGTTAAGTTTAGCCATTGATTCAAAATTAGGTAAAATATTTTTACTTTTTTTTCTTAAACACTTGACATGAATCTAAGAAATACATTATATTTACATCATCAAACAACAACAAACATACAAAGCCATGACAAATTCAATCGAAAAAGTAAAGCAAGAATTAAGCAAAGTATTTGCAATGCAGGATGCACTTCAAAAAGAAGTTTGGACAAAAGAAAACTTTGCGGTCAATTCAGCAAAAGAAGATATGCTTTCTGATTGGGCTGAATCTCTTTCTATCATTTTAAATGAGTTAGATCTAGTTTCAGAAGATTATGATTACACTAGCCTAAACGAAAGATAAAAACAGCCCCGAAAGGGGCTTTAATATTTGAAACATGACTGAGCAAGATATTTTAAAACTAGGATTTAGAAAGCATGGTGATGGATATTACAGCTTTTTTATGGGCTTTAATTCATTCATGCATTTGATTTTACATAAAGAGAAAGTAACTGTTTATGTTGGAGATACATTAGACATTGTCAAATGCTTTAACTTTTACAAGACAGTTAAAAATATAGAAGATTTGAAGCAATTAATCAGGATAATAGCTTAGCCCCAATAGGGGCTTTTTTATTGCCCAAAATCCACAAAGTCAGTAGCACCACCACCCATAGCCTCAGAGGATGGGATTAGGTTCTGAGGTATCCAATGAATATCCATTGCAGGGTCTTCGCTTGCATCCCAATTAAGCAATGATCTGACCTCATTCCCTGTGTAGTATGGAGATTTTCCGTAAGTGTCCAAAATGATCTGAACATCAGGCTGTAACTCTGAATAGGAGGAAATATCAAAGTCAATCACATAATCTTGACCGTATGACTTCTTAATCCATTCAGTCATCTTCTCTTCGATCATTTGCAATTGAGGCATCAATACATCAGTCACCAAAGACTTCTGAGCGTGTTCAAGATTAGCATGAGTTGCGTTAGGCGAGAAGATAACAGGATTGATCCCCCAAAGACCGCAAAAGGTTTGCAAGTCCATTTGTTGTGAATTGATAATATCCATTGCTACCGGAGAAAGTCCGATAGCATCGTAACGCAAAGGAATAGAAGATGCGACGATCTTATTTATATTCTTATTACCATTGATTCGTTCATCTATCCTTTCATCCATCTTAGCCCGTTGTTCAGGGTTAGGCCAAAACTCAGGATTAGGAATGTTAGGTGAAATGATACCCTTTGCACCGCCATTTTGGAAAGTCTTTTGCTTTGCTTCTACTGACTCATTGTTGGCTTGCAAGGTCTTTAATCCTGCCAAAAGTGGAGGCATACCTCTTAACTGTGCCCCATTCAAATCCCAAGTAAGATTGGTGTTTTTTAGGTGCAAGACCTGATTAGCAGGTATCTCAATGTTCTGATCTCCAATAATCAATTTATAACCCTTTACAGGCTGAAATAGGTTACCTGCTACAAGTTCAACGTAATTAGAAGGCAAAACATACATCTCTTGAATCTTGCCCTTATTCAATCCATTCTCAGGCATAAATCCGTAAATAAATGCCTCTCCAGATGTATTGTACCAAGTGAAGATATTATCTAATAACTCTGACCATGTTTGGTATGGGTTAGGCTTTTTTACTAGCATTTGCACAGGATCAGATGTACCAACCTCATTCAGTTCCTTCTTCTTAAAAACGTTTGAATTAGCCCTATTTAAATCCTTTGTCGAATACTTAGCCGTTCTGTATCTCTTAGCTACTCCTGTTTCACGATATACGTTTACAGGGCATTGTTTGCCCTTCTCAGCTATCTTGCGAATGATTGAATAAACGTAGGCATTCCCTTTGTACCCTTGATCTATGAAGGTCTGTTGGTTGGAATCATACCATACCACCATGGTATTTGCCGTAAACTGACCGTAAAGAATCTGATTGAGAAGGTTAGTTTCCATGCCCTTTGGGGCTTCTACTATCCGTGGTGCAAGGTATTGCTGAATGGCCTTAAATATCATCGGAGCATATTCGTTTTAGCAAATATACTATTTATTAAGATTTTCCAACTTTGCAAGGCCTGCAAACCAAATTATTACCATCACAGCCCTAGCTAACCAATGCCAAGCAAATACATTGACTGAACCACACACAAAGGCTACCATTGCAAAGGCAAAGATCAGCCAGATCAAAGTGATTAAAATGTCTTGTTTTGTCATATTGAGAAAGTGAAATCGTTTTTCTTCTTAAGTTCCATCATTGCCAAGTATCGCATGGCATCAATAGCGTGGTTAAAGTCATCAATTGGAGCGTTCAACTGCTTTCCTGTCTTATCTCTATCCCAAGTATAAGACCTTAATTCCTTGATCAAGTTAGTACTTTCCTTTGTGACTAATATCTTATACTCTTGAAGGATAGATAGGCCAAATTTAACCGAATCTTGCCCTTTTAGAACAGGTTTGATATTGTATCCACTCCGGTAAATTTCCTCAATGCTTTTAGGCTCTGCTGAATCTCCGTAAATCTTATCATTTGATCCTATCCTAATATCATTCAGTTTTTTGATAATATCTGAATTTAGCATTCCTCTTTGATAGATCAATTCATTTACTACTAATGAATCATTGTATCGGTAGACACCAACCAAAGTGGTAGGATCGTTTGTAAATCCAAAGTCCATACCATAACCGATCAACTTTGCATCACTTGGCACTTTATCAATCTGTTCCCAATTCTGCAAGATAACCCCATCAAGGCTACCAACCTGACCAAGGCCATAGACTTTCCACCAATTATCCCAATAAGCTGAAGTTTTAGCCTTATCCCTTGCTTTCTCTATTTCCTTTACTAATGCAGGGTCTAATGCTTCATTGTCCTTATAGGTCAAGATAACAAAGTCAGAATCTTTATCATTGATCAACTCAGTATGCACCCAAAATTCAGAAGTTGGGTTGTAGTCCAGATAGATAAACTTCTTGGTACGGATTGCAAGCTGATTGTATGCCTCAAACGGAATATTGTTACACTCATTGACAAAAAGAATATCTCTTCTTGCACCCCTTAGCTTATCAGGCTGATCTGCTGAAAAGAACTCAATAAAGCTTCCGTTTGAAAACTTATACTTAAGATCGGATTTATTGAACTGACCATCTTTGTAATTGCCAGTCATGATCATAATATTGATAAAATCCTTTACTGCACCTCTTTTCAAATGAGGTATTGATTCTGATACTATTGATATTTCAGAATAAGGATTTTGAACAGCATAAGTAATCAGTAAAGGAAGTATAGAAAAGGTTTTTGAAGATGATGTTCCTCCTTGTACTATTCTTACCCTTTTCTTTAGCTTAGCTATCTTACTTTGAGCCGTTGTCCGCTGGAACGTCAAGGTCTATGCCGTTAAATATTGGTTTCTCAAAAATATGAGTTGTTTCCTGCTTATCTCCGTACTTCCTTGGAAATAGCTTTGATAATTCCCACTTCTTAGCGTCTATCTTAAGCCTTTGAAGGTTTACCCATGCCGGATCAATTCGCCCTGTCTCAGGGTCTATTTTAGGCTTCTCCATGTAGTCTTGCTCAATGGAATCAAACTTAACCTCTGCTCTGAGTTCCATTGCTCGTGCGTATTGGTTACGTTTTGACTCGTCTTGATCTATCCACTCCAAAAAGTTCTTTCTTGCAGGATATTCACCTGAAGCCAAAGCAGACCTTAAAGATGCTCCATTAGCTATCTTATCGCATATCTCGTCTACTATCCTTTGCCTTTCTGATTCTGAATAAGCCATACCCAAAGCTACAAAAAAAAGTCTGATCAAAAACCAGACTCTTTTTCAATTAACCCAAAACTACCATGAATTAGAATAATGTAAGTATATTTTTTTTCTCAACTGCATTTTTATGATTCTGACAGTTGATCTTGAAATAAGACTCTTTTAACTCTATCGAAACAGACTTTCTATTCATCTTTAATGCTGAATATCCTTCTGATCCAATACCACCAAAGAAAGATCCGACTGTTT